GATGGAAATTCATTTTTAGTTTATTTAAGTTTTTATGTTGGAAATAACTCAGTACCAACAGCAGTTAACCTAATTCTTCAAAGGTCCAGATAATGGCATCAAATACAAACATACAAGTAGCTAATCTAGATTTCTCGGATATCAAGAGAAATTTCATTACCTATTTGCAATCTCAAGACACATTTAAAGATTACAACTTTACAGGTTCAGCTCTTTCTACACTATTGGATGTTCTTGCATACAACACACAATATAATGCTTTCTATCTAAACATGGTTGCAAATGAAATGTTTTTAGATTCGGCATTGCAGCGTTCTTCGGTTGTTTCTCATGCAAAATTAATGAATTATGTTCCAAAATCGGCAGTTGGACCTATTGCAGAAATTAATCTTGTTTTTAGTGGAGTGACAACTACAAGTCTCACAATCCCAAAATATACAAAGTTTCTTTCAGAACCTGTTAATGGAACAAATTTTAATTATGTTACAACAACAGCTACAACAGCAAGTGTGGTTAACAATTTTGCAAAATTTCCAATGATTGAATTGAAACAAGGAAGCCTTTCATCATACAGTTTTATCGTAAACTCTACAAACAATCCAAATTACATATATGAAATTCCAGATACCAATATTGATTTATCTACAATAGAAGTATTGGTTCAAGAGTCTAGTACAAATACCTACTATGATGTTTATAATAGTGAAACAAGTTATTTGGAATTAAATCCAACAAGTAAGGTATATTTTGTTCAAGAAGCAGTAAATGGAAATTATCAAATTTATTTTGGTGACGGCGTTTTAGGTAAACAATTGTCTGATGGAAATATCGTAAGAGTTAATTATCTAACAACATTGGGAACTGCTGGTGGATTAGCCAATAACTTTGTGTTAATGGACAATATTGGTTCTTATGCCACTATAACTGTTAATCCAATAATGGCTGCAACTCAAGGCATAGAAAAAGAGGCGATTGCTTCTATTAAATTCCAAGCACCAAAAGCTTTTGCAGCACAAGGCCGTGCAGTAAGTAAGAATGATTATATCACAGCAGTTCAACAAAACTCTTTAGGCATTTCTTTCGATGCAGTTTCTGTTTGGGGTGGCGAAGAAAATATTCCGCCAGTTTATGGTCAAGTGTTTATCTCATTAAAACCAAAAGGTGCCTACGATTTAACAACGACACAAAAAGAATTGATTAAAACTCAGGTTCTTAAACCAATTAGTATGATGACGGTTGAACCTACGATTATTGATCCAGATTATACCTATATTCAAGTTTCTGCAAATGTACTTTATAACACGGCTCAGACTACTTTGACTCCTGGAACAATGCAAACAGGAATACAAAATGCTATTTACAATTATGCGGCAAATAATCTAAACACTTTTAATTCCACATTCAGTTCATATGATGTTTTAACCACAATAAACTCATACAATAAATCTGTAGTTTCTTCTGATTTTACTATAAATGTCCAAAAGAAATTTTATCCTACATTAGGTACTTCAACGACATATAATCTCTATTATAATAGCAAATTAAAACGCGGGTTATATGGTTCTTCTTTAGTTAGTTATCCAAGTGTAACTATTACAAATCCAAGCAATACTGCAACAACATTGAGTGGTGTTTATTTTGAAGAAGTTCCCACATCTACCGTTGGTATAGATTCAATTTCAGTATTAAATCCAGGTTATAATTATACTGATACACCAACTGTGGTAATTACAGGTGATGGAACAGGCGCAACAGCTACTGCCAAAATTGTTAACAACAAGTTGTATTCAGTCACCGTAACAAATGCAGGCGTTGGATACACTTCCGCACTAGCTACAATTATTGCTGCTGTTGGAGACACTACAGGTACAGGCGCATCTGTAGTGGCACAGTTACAAGGTCAATATGGAACAATAAGAAGTTACATTAACGATACAGTTAAAGGTAAAGTTGTTGTTTCTGCTAATGTAGGCACAATCGATTACACAAATGGTATTGTTATATTAAGTAATTTTAATCCTGTATCAGTCGATAATGATTTGGGCCAATTAACCATATCATGTCAACCAACAACGACAATCATATCTTCTTCGTTGAATAGAATAATTACAATTGATCCATATGACTCAGCTGCGGTGAGTGTTTCTGTTACAGCTAAGAAAAGTTAATTAAATGTTACAAAGTACCAATAAAACATCGTTACTGGTTCCTTTTCAGCTTCCTAAATTCATTAGTGAGGACCCAAACTACGCCAATTTTGTCTTATTCATACAGGCATACTATGAATGGTTAGAAGAACAAAATAATACATTAGATTTCTCTAAGAATCTTTTGAATTACATGGATGTAGACACAACCACAGAGCAGTTCTTACAGTATTATGTAAATGATTTTATGTCTTATTTCCCACAAGAAATATTGGCAGATAAAAGAAAAGCAATCAAAATAGCAAAACAACTGTATGAAAGTAAAGGTACGCCTGCTTCTTATAAGTTTTTGTTTAGAATACTCTACAATTCTGATGTAGAATTTTTTTATACTAAAGATGCTTTACTAAAAGCTTCTGCTGGTAAGTGGTATGTTCCTAGAAGTTTGAAATTGGCGACCAGTGATAAAAACTTCCTGTCAATTCAAAACCTTAGAGTATTTGGCAACATTTCAAAATCTATTGCAACAGTTGAAACTGCAATATTTGATGGTCTTAAAACAGAAGTATTCATTTCAAATGTTGAAAGATTATTCCAATCAGGTGAAACAGTTACTGTTGTTGATTCAAATAATCAAACATTATATTTCCTCAATGGTGCAATAGTACCAGAAGGAACAGCTGGTTCAGAATCTCTGACAGCACTCATTGTTGGCCAAATTAGTCAGGTTGTTATTGATCCAAACAATAGAGGTCTATCTTATAGTACAGGTGATCCAATTGTTTTTTATGGTGGGTTAAATTCAAATGTGGCTGGACCAGTTGGTGCAACCGCATATGTTGGCCAAGTTACATCAGGTTCAATTCAGCGTATTGTTGTTTCGAATGAGGGATATGGTTATACCACATCTACAGCAAACCTGCAAATTGGTGGTGCAAATACTTTTATACAATTTACAAATCTATCAGGTTCAAGTCCATCATCACCTATTGCAACAGTTGGTACTTTAAATCCTGCAGGAATTGCAAATGTAACTTTTATTCCAACCGATAGTATACAGTTAAAGAGATACCATTGCATTGGAAATATTGCAGGCAGTTCAGGCGCAAACACATATAATGTATCAACAGGACTTTGGACACAACAATCTTATCAGTTTGCAAATAATTTAAGTGCAAATGCAAATACAACTTTAGCAAATGCGTTTTCATTTACTGGTTTTACAACGTATCCAATTGCATCACTTATTGTACAAAATCAAGGCGGTGGTTTAAGTTCTCCACCATCCATACAAGCTATATCAGAATATACGACGGATGTCTATTCTCAAACAAATCTAGCTAACTTAGGTATTCTTTCACCAATTCAAATAGTTAAACCGGGTTCAGGTTATGCTAACAATGACCAAATTGCAATTATTGGTGGATCTGGTTATGGTGCTTTTGCTAATGTAACTGTCAATAGTTCTGGTTCAATTGTATCTGCGGACTATGTAAGTAACTTAACCAATATGATTTCTTTAGGTGGCATGGGTTACATGAATTCATTACCTGTTGCTGTTGTTAAACGTACAGCCAATGGTAATGTAACAATAAGAACAACAAGTTCAACAGTTACAGGTAACGGAACAAACTTTACTGCACAATTCAGTAATGGTGCTTTACTGGTAACAAATACAAATATTGTAATTGGTACGGTTCAATCTATTGTCAATGCAACATCAATGATACTTACTGCAAATTCTAAAATTAATGGAAATGCAAATTCATATTATTTAGGAACGGCACAATTATCGATACCTGGAACTTTAGGTACAGGTGCAACTTTTTCACAAACATTAAATCGTGTAGGTGCAATTACATCATTCAATATCACAGAAAACGGTCAAGATTATATTAGCGCACCAAGAGTATCATTAAAAGTCCAAGACTTAATTGTTTCCAATGTTTCGACATTGAGTATACCAGTGAATGGTGATATAATTTATCAAGGTGCAAATGTAAATACTGCCACATATATTGCTTCTGTGGACTCAATCAACGCATTACAAAATTATATTCCTGCAAATAACAGTATATACCAGTTGAGAGTATATAACTATAATGCAATACCTAATAAAAATCTGCCATTGAAAATTGATGTTAGGAGTGCTGCTTATTCTCTTGTTTCTGGTTATACATCCATACATAATACCACATTTGATAATTCTGTAGAGAATACACGATTTGATTCTGCAAATGGTATAATTACATATGGTGATGGTTTTGCAAAAGCGAATGCAACTTTCTTGAATGGTTTGGTAATTGGAAATGGCCAATATTTGGACACTTCAGGTCAACCAAGCGCCTTTGATGTATTGCAAAGTGTGGATTATAATAACTACACCTATCAAATAACACTATCTAAAGAGATTGAAAAGTATCGTGATGTGTTATTGAATCTATTACATCCATCAGGCACAAGAGTTATTGGTCGAATTGCAATGCGTTCAAGCAACAATATGAACTTCATTGTCAATGATGCATTAGATACAGGCCACACACTAGGTTTCTATGCAGGAAATGCTGCAACAGTATCTATTTCGGCAGGTAATGCAACAACTCCAAGTAATAACATGGTTACTTTCAATAATTTGTATGGTGCAAATATTGCTAGTTTTCTTACTGCAAATACCACAGAAATCGTATTTGTTTATGGAACAGGAATCAATGATTCCGTTCATGGTTTAGTTTCTAAAATAAACTATGCAGCGAATACAGTAACACTACAAGACAATGTTTGGACATACTTTGCAAATGTGGCTGTAGGTACTTCTGCATCCAATGGTAATAACCAGATAATAAATATAACATCATTGACATATAGTTATAACATTGTCAACAATGGTACCTATAGTAATACGGCGTATCCTATATTAGATATTATTCGTGTTGGTGATACGATTACAGTTAATGGAGTAGCTCAGACAGTAACATCTTTCAGTTCTCCGTATACTTCTGTTACTTTAAGTGGTCCATTGACAAGTGGTGCAAACGGATATATTTCTGTTGGTAGAAGTATTACTTCTCTATACAACAATGTTCAAATTATTGGACCAGTCGGAACACAGTATCTTGCTCAACTAGGAACAGAAACCGGTGATATATTAACTTCAGAAACAGGCGCTTGGCTTCTAATAGGATAAAAAATGTCAACAATTAAAATCTCAGAATTACCTAAATTTTCAACAATCAATGCAAACACAGCAAACACTTTGTTTGTTGGTATTGATATACCCTCTGCACAAACATTCCAGTTTTCTGCCGGAACATTAGCAGCTGGTCTTTATGCGAATACTGCATTGGTTGTAGGTAACAATACCACCCTTTTACCTAATACGATTGCACAGTTTTCATTGGCCGGTGAATCATATGTACAAACCAACTTTGTTAACCTGAATGGCGGCGGCACAGCTGACCATGTTATTACTGCAAACAATGGTACAGATTCTACATATTTCTTAGATTTAGGTTTGGCAAATCCTGCATATCAACCAGGTTCCGAATTCAATAACATCGGTACTGCTGTTGCTCCATTAGATGGTTATCTTTATGTTCAAGGCGGAAGTTCAGCAGGATTACTTGGTGGTAATTTGATTATTGGTACTACAACATCAAATACAGAAACTAGATTTATGGTTTCTGGTGGCACATCATCCAATGTTATTGCTAAGATGACTTCTACCGGTTTCAAGATGGTCAATGGAAATCAAATTTTCTTCTCAGATGGAACTTCTCAGAACACCGCAGCTGCTTCTAATGCATACTCACAGTCTGCATTTGCTAAAGCAAATAATGCACTTGCAAATACAACAGGCACTTTTTCAGGTTCTTTAACTATTACAGGTGCAGTTGTTGCTAATACCGGTAATATTGGTAGTTTAGCACTTGCAAATAATACAATATATTCAGCATTAACAACTGTTGATATGATTATTGGCCAATCAATAGCAACTGCAAATTTGGTTATCAATCGTACAACAAACATCACTAAAGATATTAATATAACAGGCAATCTAGTAACTAACGGAACACTAATAGATTTCAACAACACAACTTTTGATCCAAATACCGCTTTTATACAGATAACTGGAGCTAATACGGCTTATCAAGCATCAAATACAAATTATATGTTGCAGATTACCGGTAAAGCAAACACAACAACACGCTTAGTATTAGATAGTTTTGGTCAAAATACCTATCCTGTTTTAATCGGCCGTATGGGTCGCGGTTCATCTGCGGCACCTGCAGCAACTTCAAACAATGACATTATGATGAGAATTGTTGGAAATGGTTTCACAGGAACACAATTTCCTGGATCCAGTCCAACAAAAATTGACTTTGTTGCATCTGAAAATTTTACCGATTCTGCAAGAGGAACTCGTATTGAATTTTATAATACACCAGTTGGTTCAAATACAATTCAAAGAATCGCGTTATTTAATGCAGATTCTGTAACTTTTACAGGCCGTGTTGAACCGCAAAAAGGTTTTGTTTATACTCCAATAGTATATCCTGGTGCTCAAACCGCAATAACAATTGACCATGCAAATACTTCTGTTGTTAGGGCTCAAACGTCCACAGGTTTAGTTGTTACACTATCAAATTTACTGGCAGGTAAAGAAGTTGTTGCATGGATAACAAACACTGCTGGAACAAACCAAACATTAACTACAGGAGTATCAGCATTAAATTCAACCTTAAATGCAACAACATATAATATTCCAGGAACATCAACTGTATTTCTTAGATATATGTCAATAGATGGTACCGTGCAAAATACTTTCTGTTCTGTCACCCACGCTTAATAAATAAATCATGGCATCAAATCTAAACATACTCACAAATCAAGCAAAAGTAATCAGAGTTGAGACGGATTATTACAATCCGACAGTCAAACTCAATGGTGCTACCATTAATTCCATATATGCTTTTATTGGCCAAGAGGATTCATGGCCAATAGTGAATTCAAGTGAAACACCAACACAACCGACAGAAGACCAGACATATCTGAAAAGAGTGTTTAAAAATATGTTTGGAGCAAAACTAATTAACTCCAGTAACATTTCACCTGTTATTCAAAGGATTAATTGGGCAAATAACACCAATTTCTTTGCATATTCCGATTCAGTAAACATGAATGCAAAAGATGCCAATGGATTTCCACTTTATAATTTTTATGTAAAGAACCGTTACGACCAAGTTTTCAAATGTCTTGCGAATAATAATGGCGGACTGTCAACTTCTGAGCCATATTTTCAACCAGGTTCATACGGAACAAATAATATCTATCAAGGTAATGACCTGTATAAATGGAAATACATGTATACAATTGATGCAGGTCTCAAGAAAAGTTTCTTGGATACTGATTGGATGCCTATCCCTGTTGGTGCAAACACACCTCAACCATATCTGACTAACGCAGGTTGCGGAGACATTGAGGTAATAAATGTAACAAACGGAGGATCAGGATATGATGCAGTTAACACATATATTGTGGTTACCGTAACAGGTGATGGTACAGGAACCGTTGCAAATATAACAAGTTCACAGATAACCAATGGTGTAATTAATGATATTGTTGTCAAAACAGGTTTTGCAGGAAACAATTATACATATGCAAATGTATCAATCAAGGCATACACCTCAGCGAATCTAAGTTATATTTCTTCATTAGGTTCTGGTGCAACAGCCGTAGCTCCTATTTCACCAGTCGGCGGCCATGCATACGATCCAATATCTGAGTTGGGTTGCAATCATGTAATGTATTCAGTTGAATTCAATGGTTCTGAAAATGGTGTTTTGCCTACAACCGGTGTAAATTATCGCCAAGTTGGACTTCTTATTAATCCACAAGTATATGGTTCCTCTGGTCCAGCACTCGCAAATGGTGCAATATATAACACTTCAACCCAATTTCTAGTTTCAGCTGGTGCAGGAAATGTCTACACGGCCGATGAAATTGTACAACAATTCGATAATAATGGAAATGTTATTTACTACGGAACAGTCTTAAATTTCAACACATCAACGAATATATTACAGTTGATAAATATAAATGGAACATATACAGTTGGCCAATCAATTATTGGTTTATCTTCAGGTGCATCGAGGGTGGTTTTCTCTGTAACTTCACCTTCACTCATTCCATTTTCAGGATATATAACATATATTGAGAATCGTGTTGGTGTTCAAAGAAGCGTTGATGGCATCGAGCAATTTAAATTTGTACTAGGATACTAAAGGAAAAAAATGTCTTTAAATTTCAATGTTGGTCCATATTTTGACGATTTTGACCCATCAAAAAACTTTCACCGCATACTGTTTAAGCCAGGTTCTGCGGTTCAAGCTCGTGAATTAACACAGTCTCAAACAATTTTACAGAATCAAATTTCTGAATTTGCTTCTGCGATATATTCTACAAATACACCAGTTTCGGGTGGACAAGTCACACTTAATCAACAATGTTATTATATTAAACTGAACAATACTTACAATGGTATTACAGTAACTGCTGGGAATTTCGCAGGCCAAATTATTCAAGATTCAACAGGAACAATTCTTGCTAGAGTTATTGCTACGGCTGAAACTACAACTAGTGGTTCCACCGTTGGTGACCCACCAACATTGATTGTAACATATCTCTCAGGTGCTCAATTTACCGATGGTAGTGTTATTTCAACAAGCACAGGTTCAACATACTATGCTTCTGTCGCTACATCGACCACTACAGTAGTTAATTCAGTATCAACAACCATATCTTCAACTGGTCTTTCATCGGTTGCTTCTATTGCGAATGGTGTATTTTATGTTGTTAATGGATATTCCATTTCAAATAGTACTGGCATCCAATATTCAATAGGTAACTTTGTTACTGTTAATCCACAGACAATCATTTTAGACAAGTATGATAATTTACCATCATACCGCATTGGTTTACAAATTACAGAAACAATTTACGATTACATCAATGATTCTTCTTTGTTGGATCCTGCTATTGGTGCATCCAACTATCAAGCACCGGGTGCAGACAGATATGTTATCACACTAACATTGATTACGTTGCCTTTGACTTTAGGTAATGATGATAATTTTATTGAATTGGTTCGGATTGAAAATGGTAATATTTTAAAACAAGTTGATGGCACTGTTTACTCAACCATCGATGATTACTTTGCAAAACGTGATTATGAAACAAATGGTGATTATATTGTTAATGATTTCAAACTAACACCATCTGCAAATTCTACATCAAATACAACCTATGATTTAAGTATTAGTAAAGGTGTTGCATATGTTCATGGTTATCGAGTAGAGAACCAATCTGATATTAAATTAACAAACACAAGAGCTCAGTCTGTTGCAAATATCAGTAATAATCCAGTTTATGTGGATTACGGAAATTATTTTGTTGTAGACACCTCTAATGGTGTATTTGATATTTCTACATTGCCTCAAGTTGATTTGCATTGTGTTCCTGCAGCTAACATTGTTTCAACAAATACTACAACTTATTCATCAACATTGATTGGTTCTGCTTTCATGCGTAACTTGAAATATAATTCAGGTACTGGAACAAATACTAAAACATATATTTTCAATGCATATATTTCAGATTTTGCTGCAAACACATTATCCGGAAATGTTACATCAGGCACTGCAACAACCTTCACAATTAATGATACAAACGGTTCATTCTCAGCCACTTCAAATTCTTACTTCAATGTAACAGTAAGTATGAATACTGGCGGTATTATTGATTTGAGAAATATTACAAGTTACAATGGTGCTTCCAAAGTAGTAAATGTGGATTCTCCATTCACAGTAACACCAACAGCAACATCAACTTTCTCATTGATATATGAAAATTATGATGTTGAATCTATTGTTAAAACTGCCGGTTCTGGTTCTTATGCGCTAACCGCAAATGTGAATATAAATGCAGCAAGTGGTAAAGTTAATGGTCTTGCAAATTCAGATACAATATTATATTCACAAGTTTCACCCGAATTAATATTTCAAATTGGTTATCCATATGTTGCACAATTAACCACCACTTCTTATTTTACACAAAGAGTATATCGTTCAAAAACATTTACTGGTAATACATTAACACTACAAGCAACATCAGGCAATGCAAGTAATCCATTAAGATTTGAAGGTACAGGTACTTTAGATAGTTCATCTGCGCCGCAATTATTCATGGTTGTTGATAATTCAACAGGTAATGTTTTAGATTTTACTACATCAGGTAATACAATTTCAATTTCTTCTGATAAAACTCAAGCAACATTTACAGTTGGTTCTGGTGTTGGTACAAATAAAAATGTTACAATTATTGCACAAGTCCAAGCAAGCAGTGGTGATTCTTCAAGTTATGTTTTAAAATCAAAATCTTTAGTTACGGGTAACACCGTAACTGTTGGTACACTTGCATCAGTTTCTGGAACAAATTCTTATCAGGATTTAACAAAAGGTCAAATTACAATTAGTAAAACAGACATTACAGCAACTGGAAAAATGTCATTGTATGTAAATGATGTTAAAAGAATTGTAGGTGTATTTGATTCAGGTGTTGCTGGTACAAATCCATCAGGTTCATTGTCAAATTATACAGATATTACTTCTTATTTCACATTAGACAATGGCCAAAGAGATAGTTTCTATGACCATGCATCGGTTTCATTGATTCCAGGTGCGCCGATTCCTTCAGGAAATATTCTTGTTGCTGTAGATTACTATTCTCACACACAAGCATCTTCTGGTGATGGTTATTTCAGTATCCAATCATATAATACATCAGGCTCAACTTATGGTGGTGTATCGAGTTCAGCAGAAGCTTATGCACAAATTGGTTCATACACAGCTAAAGATGGTGTACAATATGCATTAAGAGATTGTATTGATTTTAGGCCTTGCCGAGTTAATGGTCAGACTGCATATGTTTGGGAATATTCAGGTACACAAACTTCTACGAATGATATTGGTATGTTGATACCCAATAATTTATCAAACTTTACAGGTTTCTATCAATACTATTTGGGTAGAAACGACAAATTAGTATTAACAAAAGATAAGAGTTTTAATATAATTCAAGGTACACCTTCTGTTAATCCATTATTGCCAAATGAACCATCTGGTTCTATGATAATTGCAAATTTATTTCACGACCCATATACAGCTTTTGTTCCTGGTGAGGGTACACCTGGTGTTCCATCAAACTTGTCTATCAATAAAATTATTCACAAGCGTTGGGCTAAAGAAGATATTACAGATTTAGAAACCCGTGTTAATAATTTAGAATATTATACATCATTAAGTATTTTGGAACAAAAAGCTAGTTCTTTACAAATTCCTGATGCTAATGGTTTAAATCGTTTTAAGAATGGTATATTGGTTGATGATTTTTCATCATTTGGAACAGCAGACACACAAAATCCAGACTATGCTGCAAACATCAATGTTCGTAAAAATCAACTAACTGCATTGCAATTGGTTGATAATTTTCAACTCCAAAATCCTGTTGTGCTTGCGAGTTTAGGAACGATAGCAAATACAAATAGTTATAGAATTAATAGCATCAATGGTGCTCAAACAAATCTGTTTACTTTACCATACACAACAGAAAATGTTGCTGTTCAACCACTTGCAAGTAGTACAGTTTCTGTAAATCCATTCAATGTTTCAGTCCAACAGGGGTTATTACAAATGAACCCACCAATGGACAATTGGGTAGATAACAATCAAGCACCAGCGATTTTAGTTACTAATCCTAATTTTCAAATATATCAAGCCACAACTGGTGTTAACTTGTTAAATTCAGGTGATTATCAAACTATTCCAGGAACATTATCATCAAGTAGTAGTTCTAGCTCAAGCGTATCCACTACTAGTACATCTAGGACAACTACTGTAAGCACAACAACGCAAACATATGCAAGTCAAATTCAAAATGTTACTTCAGGTGCATATAATCCTACTTCTTCCACATTTGGAATTAATAATGGATACTTGACTAATATTACAGTATTGCCTTACATTAGACCGCAACAAGTTATTATTCGTGCATCTGGTTTGTTGGTCAATTCAAATGTATCGACATTCTTTGATGGTGTAGATGTATCACGATACATGACTGCTCCAAATACAATTGAATTGACAGGTGTTTCTGGCACATTTAATAATGATGATATTATTGGTTTTTATATTGCCAGTGTGTTCTATCCAATTGCTCGTGTAACAACTGTTTATTATTATACAGATACGACAAAAGTTCGTTTATATGTTTCAGATATTCTTGGTGTTCCTAATTTATTAGGATCTACAACTTTAAGGAATGCAACATTTGACTCTAGTGGAAATTACTTGTCTTCTTCTGCATCAGGAACAGTAGCCTCTAATTCAGTAATAAACATAAGCCAAAGTGGTTCAATTAGTGGTGTTGGTGGTGGTTGGTCAAATACATTAAATGGTAATACAACAACACAAATATTTGGAACACCAATAGTACAAGGTTATTCATCACTATTGAATAACTATGGAGTTTGGGGTGATGGAACTAATAGTACCAATTTCAATTTTACCTCACCCGTCACACTCACAGCTAACGGAATTTACACGATAGAGGTTGGTGCATCAGGTTCAGCAACAGTTTATGCGAATGGTACAAGCATTGGAACTTCTTTAACGAACACACCAGCATCAACAACAACTTTTACTTATACAGTATCAAATGCACCAACAACGGTAAAACTTGGATGGACCGCAACAAGTTCAGGTACAACAACATCAGCTTTTGGTGCAACAATTAAGAATGCATCAAACACGATAGTGTATACTACAATTAATCCACCGATTACATATACTAATGCAGGAACTTCGGTTAGAATGCCAGCTGGCGCAGAGTGGTTTGTTGGTGCAACTCAATTAAGATTGGATCCAGCTACTGCTTCAAATACTTCTAGTTACTATGTTGGTTCAACAATTAACATTACATCAAAATATGTTTACAGTCTCGATGTATCTGCAACATATGTTCCACCTCCACCAAAACCTTCTGGAGGTGGCGGTGGTGGAGGTAAAATTATCTGTACCAAACTATACCAATTGGGACTAATGGATGAATCAATTTACAAGGCGGACCAAGAATTTGGTGAATTGTTAAAATTGAATGACCCTGCGGCCTATCATGGTTATATTCGTTGGGCTACAGTTGTTGTTGATTGGATGTCCGGTGAAGGTCCACAATGTATGTTCTGGATTAAAGATGATAAGAAGCGTTCTGAAGTCCAAGCAAAACTTGCAACAAAATGGGCTCATAGAATTGCAACACCTTGGGCTGAACATATGGCATATATAATGGGTAAGAGAGATAAAGATAATCTCGCTGGTAAAATTATTATGAATATTGGTAAACCAATTAGTAAAATAGTCAACTTATTACCAAGAAAAGACAAGCAAGCTGGTATAGTAACAGGTTACGGAATGTGGGCACTATTTGCTTTCTTATATACAATTAGTAGAGTTTTTGGTGATAAATCATTTCCCAAGACAATAAATAATTAATAAAATTTTGGAAAAATAAATGACAACACTTTATCGCTCAAGTCTTTACACTTATTCTGCAACCATTACAGCATATGATCCGGTAACAAAACTTGTTACACTTAGTACTCCTGTAAATTTATCGTTGGGTACAAATACAGAAATGGGTGGAGATATTAGTTCTCGTTATTCCATTTCAGGCAATTTAACTAAAATTAGCTCGGCGGTGCAAACTGGAAACTCATTAGCTAAACCTTCGACAGATGAAGCTGGTAATTTTGTTGGTATTTTCAATGTTCCTTCCACTACATTTCAAACCGGAAGTAGAGTATTTCGCGTAGATAATAGAACTGTGGCCACAGATTTAACAACCGCAACAACATTTGCCGAAGGAACATTTGTCGCCTCAGGTCTTTCAACATCCTCACAAAAATTAGATTTTGCACCTTCAATAGATTCTTCTAAATCTGTATTTACTCAAGTAAATCAAAGAGCCAATCAATTAATTAGTTCAGTTACAACGACTCGTTCTACTACCGTACAAACAGGTAATAGTGATCCGGTTGCACAAACATTTATTGTTTCAAAAGATAATTACCCCAATGGCATTTTCTTATACTCAATCAAATTATTTTTCTATTCAAAACCTTCAACAAATATTCCAGTAAAAATTAGTGTTGTACCTACAATTAATGGTTATCCTGATGGTTCTACATTAGATTACTCTACGGTTATGTTACTTCCAAACCAAGTAAACACATCCAGCACACCACATTATTTGGATCCAAGTGCTTATACAGAATTTGTTTTTGATGCACCGGTTTATATTCAATCTGGTGTATTGTACGCTTTTATTGTTAATTCAGCTTCTAAAGATTATGTACTTTATTATGGTCAACAAAATCAAATAGCTGTACCCTCTACTGCAAAAGCTAATGTATCAGATGCAAATCCAAGTAATCCAACAAAAATTGGTGCAGCTCCTTATGTTGGTGCTTTGTTTGAATCTCAAAATGGTATAACATGGTCAGCAGACCAAACAAAAGATTTGATGTTTGTTATTGATAAATGTGTGTTCTCTACAACCACAGCTTCGGTTCAGTTTACTGTACCCAAAGGTTTGCCATTTAGAAAAATGGGCAACCAAGATATTTTGAATAAGATAGATGCGAATAGTGCCTCACAGATATTTGGTAATTATTCTCCAAGTAGAGTTTATGATGCAATGAATATCACCACAACTGACCTTGCACCAACAGGAACAAGTATCAATTATTCATATACAGCAACATTAAAGACTGGAAATGTACCAACAGGTACAAATTCAATTACTCCTGGAAGATTAGGAAGTCCTTTACCTGATGACATTTACTTAAATGATGGAAATGGAGAAAGAACCCTATTAAAGTATTCAAATAATTCCTTCTCATTGTATGCAACAATGGCCACAAGTGATCCTAACGTGACCCCAATCATTTCGGACGATGGTGTTACGATGTATGCGATTTCTTATCTCATCAATAACATGGGAATTGGTAATAATGTTATATCTATTACCAATCCAGGTTATGGTTATAACGTCAATGCAACAACAATATCAATTTCAAGTCCAGATGTTGGTTCAAATGTTGCAACATTAGGATTTAC